AGAGAGGGAAAGGACCTGTGCCTCTGTCCAGTTCTCTCACAGGTCATTCCGGTCAGTCTCGGTCATGGTGAAAACTGTTCAGCGTGGCCCGGTTCCGCGGGCGGTCTCTGCGTCTTCGCCGGCTTCGAGCCGTGGATGGTCGCTTCCGGCGACTACGAGCACTCTCGGGTTCGATTTGTGGCCGTGGCAGCTGCGGACGGCGCGGATCGGGTTCTCGAGGCGGGCTGGTCGGTGGCGGTATCCGACGATGGTCGTGTGTGTGCCGCGTCAGTCCGGAAAGACCCGGCTCGTTCTGAGCGTGTGTGTGGATCGGGCGCTCGGTCAGGAGGGGGCGCGGTGTTGGTACACGGCGCAGCACCGGAAAGACGCGGTGTACCGGTGGCGTGATCTGGTGCGTCTGTTGCGCTCTTCTCCGTTGCGCGAGCGCAGGACGCACGCGGGGCACAAGGACAGCGAGCCGTGGGATTACCGGATCCGGGCCGCCGCGGGGGACAGTGAGATCGAGTTCAGCAACGGGTCGACGATCGCGGTGTTCGCTCCGGTGGAGGATTCGCTTCACGGGTCGGTGACCGACCTCGTGGTCCTCGATGAGGCGCGGTTCTTCGATCCGGTGCAGGGCGACGGACTGCTCGCCGCGGTGCTTCCGACGCAGGCGACGACAGACGGGCAAGTGTGGATCACCTCGACCGCCGGCGGCCCCGACTCGCTCTTCCTCGCCCGCCAGGTCGAAGCAGCGCGGGCGGCGGTGGACAACCCGGACGGCCGGATCGGCCTGGCCGAGTGGGGCATCGGCCCGGACGTCCCCCCCGGCGGTCTCCTCGACGCGGTCTGGAGCTCGCATCCGTCGGCGGGTCTGCCGGGCGGGCCCGTGCGGGACGCCCTGGCGGTCGCCGCGGAGCAGATGCCGGGCTGGCAGTTCGCGCACGAGTACGGGAACCGGTGGCGCACCGAAGCCGAAGCGCGTGTCCTACCGCCGGGGGCGTGGGAGCAGTGCCGCCAAACCGAGCCGTTGGCGCCGGGTAGGCCGACGTTCGCGGTGGACGTACCACCGGACCGGTCCGAGTCGACGATCGTCGCGTGTGTCGACGGTGTGCTCGAGGTCGTCGATCACGTCCCCACCGTCACCGTCGCCGCCCGTGTCGTGGAGCTCGTCGAGGCGTGGGACCCCGTCTGTGTGGCGGTCGACGCGGCGGGGCCGGCGGGGACCGTCGCCGAGCAGCTGCGCCCGGTGTTCGACCGGCTCGTCGTCACGAGCACCCGTGAGCTCCAGGTGGCGTGCGCCGGGTTCTACGACGCCGTCCACGCCGGCACGGTGCGCCATCGGCCGTCGCTCCTCCTCGACCAGGCCGCCGCCCTCGCCGTGAAACGGCCCGTGGGTCAGGCGTGGGTCTGGTCCCGTGTCGACGGCGGGGCGCCCCTTGTCGCCGCGTCTCTCGCGCTGTGGGCTAGCCAGCGCGAGGCCCCGCCGGTGCTGGAACCGAGCATGATCTTCTAGGGTGCTAGTCCGGGGTGGACTAGTGGGTGATACTGGTTCCATGGCACGACGCTCAGTGTTCTCCGGCCGCGGCAAGGTACGCCGGGGCGACCAGGCCAACGAACCCACCCCGCGGGGAACCGGGAAGCCGGGGGTCGAGGACGGTGGTGTGACCTCCGGTGCGACGGTCGAGCTGACCGGCGAGAAGGCCGCACCGGCGGCGCCCGCTTCGAAGAAGTAGCCCGTCGTCGTGGCGGGGTGGTGGCGCCGCCAGGTGTCGACGAACATCTTGACGGCCACCGACATGCGCGACGTCCTCCACAACGACCCGGACGGGTGGGAGGTCGAGCAGCCTTGGTTGCAGTGGACCGGGTCGACGACGTTCGGGAACCCGATCCCCGGCGCCTTCGGCAACTCCTACGGGTCCATCCCGGCGGTTGACCGTGCCACCCAGCTGATCGTCGGCACGTTGGCGACGCTCCCGTGGCACGTCTATCGGGATGAGACCGAACGGCTCCCGACGCCGGACTGGATCGCCGACCCCCAAGCCCTCCGCCTCGACGGGCGGGTCGTCGACCCCGGTGAAACACCTGAAACACGCATGTCGAACGTGGACTTCTGGGGGCAGTGGATCCTCAACGCCCTCTGGTGGGGCGACGGGTTCGTCTACGCCCCCACCCGTGACGCGTTCGGTGCTCCGAAGCCGCCCATGTGGCTCCTTCCCCCCGCCGATGTCGAACTCCGCGACGGCCGGTACCACGTTGGTGACATCGAGCTGGCGGTCGGGTCGGTGATCCACCTGCGCGGCAAGTGGCCGATCGTCGACGGCCGCGGCACGGGCGTGTTGCACGCGTTCGCCGACCAGCTCGGCGTGGCGGTGAAGCTCTGGGATTACGTCGGCGGGGCGTTCACGTCCGGCGTTCCTGCGGGCTACCTGAAGTCGTCGCAGCCGTCGATGACCCAAGAGCAGGCCGACCTGCTGAAGGCCCGGTGGCTGTCGCAGCACGGGGGTGTGCGCCGGTCGATCGCCGTGTTGAACGCGACGACGGACTTCACGCCGCTCACCTGGTCGCCGGTCGATTTGGCGGCGGTGGACTTCTCGAAGATCACCGTCGGGCAGATCGCCCTCATGTTCGGTGTCCCCGCGAACCTGCTCGGCGCCCCGTCGGGTGACTCGAATACGTACGCCAACATCGAGTCCCGGATGCTCGAGTTCAAGCAGCTCAGTTTGCAGCAGTGGATCGTCTCCGCGGAAGCGGTGTTGACGGCGCAGCTACCGAGGGCGACCGAGCTGCGCATCGAGGTCGACGGGCTGCTCAGGTCGGATACGAAGACCCGGTTCGATACCTATGCGATCGCGGTCGACAAGGGGATCCTCAGCGTGGACGAGATCCGGGCGCTCGAGTCCCGCCCGCCCATGGCCCAACCGGAGGTGGTCGTGTGAACGAGCTCAGCATGGAGATCCGCAACGTGGACCCGGACCTTCGGGAGATGGTCGGTGTCGTCGCCCCTTACGACGAGGTCTCCTACTTCACCAACGACCCCGCCGGCGAGCGGATCATCCGCGGCGCGTTCGCCAAGTCGATCCGGCAGAAGGGCCGGAAAATTCCTCTGTTGCGGAACCACGATCAGTCGCGCCGGATCGGCAACGCGATCGGATGGGTCGACGACCCCGAAGGTCTCACCGGGACGTTCAAGATGGTCGACGGTGAGCACGGCGACATGATGCTCGAGGACCTCCGCAACGGGTGCTTGGACTCGCTGTCGGTGGGGTTCAAGCCGTTGGTCGTGAAGCGGGGGGCCGATGGGGTACGTGAGGTCCGCGAGGCGATGTTGGGTGAGGTCTCTGTGGTGGCGATCCCCGCGTTCGCCGGTGCGGCGGTGTTGGCGGTCCGGAACGCCCAGGACCTCGACGCGCTGTTGGCGCCGTTCGCTAACCGGCCCGATGTGAACCTCGCCCCCATAGCGCCGCTGTTGTACCCTCGCCGGTAAGGCAATCGGCCGCTGCGGCCGGCACCGCCCGAAGCACCCGGGGTTAGCTACCTGGCCGCTTCGGAGGATCGTCACCCGTGGGCACCCGTGAGCGAAGTAGCAGTCCACTTCACGCGGGAAGGACCCCACGATGCACACGTATCTGCAGCAGCACCTCGACGAGCGCGACGCCCTCACGTCCGCCGCCACCGAGCTGGCCGAGAAGGCCGCCGCGGATGGCCGTGACCTGACCGACACCGAAGCCGATTCGCTCCGGTCGTGGCAGGAACGGTGCGCCAAGATCGACGCCCAGCTCGTCGAGCTCAACACCAACCTCGAGTCGACCCGCTCGTACGCCCGGCTCCGCGACGAGATGGAGAAGCGATCCGACGAACCAGCCCAGCAGTCCCGGCAGCCGCAGCTCGAGACCCGCAGCGTCGGCCAGCAGTTCGTCGACTCGCCGGCGTTCGCCGCCTACACGGGGCACGGCCAGTCCCCCCGGTTCGAGGCCGCCGACTACATGGGCTTCGAGGCCCGTGCGGCGATCACCACCGCGAACCTGGCGATCCCCCACTTCGTCCTCCCGCCCGTGGTCCCGACCACGACCGCGCCGCTGCTCGAGGTGTGCGGCCGCGTCACCGTCTCCAGCGGTGTCGTGGATTGGGTGGAGATGGGTGGCGACCCGACCGCCGCGGTCGTCGCCGAAGGCTCCGCGAAGCCCGAGGCGACGATCACCGCCACCCCCAAGACCAGCTCGCTGGACACGATCGCCCACTGGGTGCAGATCACCCGGCAGGCCCTCGACGACGCCGCCTACATCCGGTCCGTGATCGAAGGGAAGCTCCGCCGCGGCTTGCTCAACAAGGCCGAAGCCGACATGGCCGCCGCCATCGACGCGTCGACCGGGGTGCAGACCGCCGCCGGCACCGACCTCCTCGCCGCGATCCGGGTCGGGATCGGCAAGGTCGAATCCGCCGGGTACCAGCCCAACGCTGTTGCCCTCAACCCCGCCGACTTCGCGGAGCTCGACATCGCGGTGATGGGCTCGACCGTGTCGGGGCCGATCCAGCAGCAGTCGTTCTGGGGGATGCGGGCCGTCGCCGCCGGCGCGATCCCGGCGGGGAAGGCGTACGTCGGGGACTTCCAGTCCGGCGCCACCCTCTTCGACCGGGGTGTGACGTCGGTGTTCGTGTCGGACTCCCACGCGTCGTTGTTCATCAGCAACATCTTGGTGATCCTCGCCGAGGCCCGACTGAAGTCGGCCGTGACCGAGCCGCTCGCCCTGTGCGAGTGCGCGGCCACCCCGTAGGGGGCTGACATGCCGGCGACCGTCGCGTCCCTGCGCACCTACCTCGGTGTCGACCCCGCGTCGACCGTCGACGGTGAGGCCATGGGCGCGGCGGTCGCCGCTGCCAACGACCTGGTCCAGTCCCTCCGTGCTGATCTGACGACCGACGGGGCCGGCGTCCCGTTGGCGTCATGGCCCCCTAGATGCGACCAGGCCGCCCTCGTGGAGGCGGCCCGGCTGTACGGTCGCCGCGGATCGGTACAGGGCATCGCAGCGTTCGCCGACGTCGGCGTCTCCATGCTCCCGAGACTCGACCCCGAAGTGCGTTCCCTGTTGGAGCTCGGTGAGTACCAGCCCTCGGTCGTAGCGTGACGTCCTCGTCGACGCGGCAGCGGGAGCTGGCTGAGATGCTCACCGCGGAAGGGGTCACCGCTACCGCCGACCCGCGCTCCGCGACCCCGCCGTGCGTTCTCGTCCCGCCACCGCGGCGGCTCTATGACGTGGGGTGCGGCTACTCCGCGGAGTGGGAGCTGGTGCCGATCGTCCCCGGCCCCGGCAACGCCGACGCCGACGTCGCCCTCTCCACGATGGTCGACCAGCTCGCCGCCCTCCTCCCCGTCACCGGCGCCGACCCCGGCTCCTACGTCCTGTCACCCGACAACCCGCCGTTCCCCGCGTACCGCGTCCGCTTCCTCGAAGGGATTGACCCAACATGATCACCGACTCCAGAGTCAAAGAAGGCACCCTCACGTTGGGGACCACGCCGGAGGACTTCTCCTGCCAGGTCACCAACATCCGCATCAACTCGTCGTATGACGACGACGGTGACGCGGTCGAGACGCTGTGCGGCGACCAGATCGCCCCGGGCCGGAAGGTCGGCGGCCGGTCCCTGGCGGGGACGTTCATCCAGGACTTCACCGACCCGACCGGCCTGGTCGTCTACTGCTGGGACCACGACCTCGAGGTCGTGGCGTTCGAG